TATTCCTGTAGCTTAAAAATAAAGTCATTTGAAAAACGGTTTTAAGGTTTTGTATCTATTTATATAAAGAAGGTTACGTTTGACATATACAACCATATTTATATAAAAGAATTTAAAAAGAACTTTAAACAACCTTAAAAATGGCAGAAACAATAATTTCACCCGGTGTATTTACAAGAGAAAATGATCTTTCCTTTGTACAACCGGCTCCTACAGCAATAGGTACCCTCTTTGTCGGTCCAACAGTAAAAGGTCCGGTGGAGGTACCTACAGCTGTAACTTCATATGGACAGTATCAAAGATTATTTGGTACTACATTTACTTCCGGATCCACAAAACAGGAATTCTTAACCTCAATTGCAGTACGTAACTTCTTCCGACAAGGAGGAGGAACAGCACTTGTAACTAGAGTAGTTTCAGGTAGCTTTACGTCAGCAACGTCAACCGATATTACAGCCTCAGCAGTTAATGATACGTCATTCACTTTGGCAACTCTAGGGGAAGGATTAATTTACAACAACTCAACAGGAGCAGGAGATGCTGGTAGTGAAAATAGTGATAATTCATTAGTTTCAGGTTCTGCTGACAATTTACGTTGGGAAGTTTCAAATGTAAATAATTCAAAAGGTACTTTTACTTTAAGTATTAGAAGAGGTGATGATAGTAATAAGGAAAAAGTAGTACTTGAAACATTTACAGACCTTTCTTTGGATGAAGAATCTCCTAATTTTATAGCTAGAAGAATTGGTAATCAAGTTCAGTCATTATCAGGTGACAGTACTTATGTTCAAGTAACAGGTGAATACCCAAACCGTTCAAATTACGTTAGAGTTGTTTCAGTTGACTTACCTACTACACGGTACCTTGAAAACGATGGAACTACGGTTAGAGAAGATGGTAACGGAGTTTCTTACAGCGGTTCACTTCCATTAGTTGGTTCAGGTTCATTTTATGGAGCAACCGGTGATGTTGTAACCGGTGGAGATACCTACTATAACGGATTTACAGCAAACAACATACAAGGCTTAGAACCAGCTAATTACAACAATGTAATTACACTTTTAGGCAATAGTGATGACTACCAGTTTAACGTAATCACAGCACCGGGTTTGAATGCTGCTGATCATGCAACTCAAGTAAATTCTTTCATATCACTTGCTGAAACAAGAGGAGATTGTATCTTCATAGTAGATATGGGAGACTATGGTGATAGTGTATCAACTGTGGCAGGTACAGCAGATGGATTAAATTCATCTTATGCAGCCACTTATTATCCGTTCCTTCAAGTAGCAACCGAAACTGGTAAAAATGAATTTGTACCTCCTTCAGTATTAATTCCTGGAGTGTATGCTGCCAATGACAATAGTTCAGCTCCTTGGTTTGCACCTGCTGGTTTAACAAGAGGTGGAATTCCTGGAGTTCTTCAAGCAGAACGTAAGCTTTCAAAAGCTAACAGAGACACACTTTACAGTTCGAAAATTAATCCGATTGCAACATTCCCAGGATCTGGTATTTCAGTACTTGGACAAAAAACTTTACAAACAAGAGCAACAGCCCTAGATAGAGTAAATGTAAGAAGACTTTTAATTGAACTTAAAAACTTCTTTTCACAACAAGCTAGAAACCTCTTGTTTGAACAAAACACAATTGCTACTAGAAATAGATTCCTAGCAGCAGTTAATCCATACCTCGAATCAGTAGTACAAAGACAAGGTCTTTATGCATACAGAGTAGTAATGGACGATACAAATAACACGGCAGACGTAATTGATCGCAACCAGCTTGTAGGACAAGTATTTATTCAACCTTCTAAGACGGCTGAATTTATAGTACTTGACTTTACAGTACAGCCAACAGGAGCGTCTTTTGACGTATAAATTTGAAACAGACATATTTATATAAAAATTAATAACTACTATGGCAATTTTAGATGCAAATGAAATAATGTTTCAGGCTTTTGAACCAAAAGTTCAAAATCGCTTTGTTATGTACATGTACGGTATTCCGTCCTTTATGGTAAAAGTGGCTGCTGCTCCTTCATTTACTGATGATGAAATTAAACTCGACCACATTAACTCATATAGAAAAATAAGAGGTAAGAGAGAGTGGAATACGATGGACTTTACACTCTATGATCCAATAAGTCCTTCTGGTGCTCAAAATGTAATGGAGTGGGCTAGACTTGGATATGAATCAGTAACAGGACGTGCTGGCTATTCAGATTTTTATAAAAAAGATCTCACATTCAATCAATTAGGCCCTGTTGGAGATATTGTAGGAGAGTGGATCATTAAGGGAGCATTTATAACTGATGCAAACTTTGGTTCATACGATTGGAGTTCTGGTGATGTAGCAGAAATTACTCTTACCATTTCAATGGATTATTGCATACTTAACTACTAATAATAAATTTTATGTCAGATTTCGATTTACGAAAATTTCTCGTTGAAAATAGATTAACAAAACACTCCCAGCTAGTAAATGAATCTCGTATTCCAGCAGCTTTTGACGAAGCTATTGAGGAAGAGGATGTTTATAGACCGGATATGGAAGAAGGTAATTACGATTATCAAATAGAAGAGGAAGAAGTAATTACAGATGAAGAAGAAGTAGAAGAAGGTCGAAATCTGATGGAGTATGAGTCTGTTGATGCTATGATCAAAGAGATCGAAAATGAAGCTAATAAACAGGCAATGGAGTATAAAATTAGTGAAGTACGTAAATCTTGTAAAAGACTTGAAGAGGAACTTCACTCATTAGAAGAAAGTGATCATGCTCATATGATTAGTGCAAGTAAAATGAACAAAATGAGAATGAATGAGCG